ATATTTAGTTAAATTCCAGTAATAATCATTGTGGCCATGTTTTTACACAGAATGATTATATGCAAAAATCATCAATAATAACATATAAATTTTGACGTTTATTTGACGTCAAAAAAATAAGGGGTACCGATTGGGTACCCCTTTTGTTGTAATTTACTATTCAATATTATGTTTAGTGGTAAAATTTGCGATTTTTACTTCTAATCTAATTCAGTTAATCGGAATAATTTACCATTCCGGAACAGCATTTCACAGCGATGGTTATTTTCATCAACTAACGTTGCTTCAAATAAACCTTCTTCTGGAACTTGAATATCTTCTGCGAAGTTGTAAGTTTTGTTGTTAAATTCAAATGTCTTTGCCATATTTTCACCTCATTGTAATATTGCACCGCCAATATCAATATTGTAAGCGTCAATTATCTTTTTCCGTAGTTCTTTAAACTCTTTACCATGACCTTTGAAATGGCACTCAATAGTGGCATGTGCGAGTTCATGATAGATTGTATTTAGTTCAATATCTTTATCATGGTTATCCTTGCTTAGTTCCACCAAGCAGGAATCATCATGATACCAATATGTTATGCCTAATAGCTTTTTACTTCTTCCGATGTATTTATGTATCAACAAATCAGGTTTAAAAGAATACCCCAATGCCTCGATATTGGCTATTGCTTTTAAAAATATATCAGCATACGGCATCATGTCATCGTCAAGATATAGTGTACTGATTTTATCACCCCCATTAACTATCATCTAATAGTTGACTGTTGCAAACCGTGCAACTCGGAGATAATTGGATCACCATTCCTTTACTGTATACAGAACACTACCACCTTCAAAATGCTGTCTGTCAAAGTATGCTAATACTTCAACTTTGCCTGCTTGATAGCCAATAGTCTCATAGGCTTTACTGTCTAATACCGTTACACCAGCTTTAATCTTATGAGCCTTGTTTAGGTTGATTTTATAAACATCCACCTTTTGTTTATCCGTATTAGCAACTACTGCGGTTCTATCAGATTTTTCCGTAGCTGCTTTAGGTAATGACGGGTCTTCACGTTTAATATCCTGTTGCGTTTGTTTGGCCGCCTGTTCTACGGTAGGAGCTTGCACATAATATGTGGCTACCGGTTGGGCAGTTTCCATTTTGTAAACAACTTGCTTAGCCTCATCTTTGGTAACATGAATAGCATTAGCTAAGTTCACAGGATCCTTTACTTGTTCCTGTTTTAGCAACACCGGCTTTTTGACTTGATATGAATTATATATATACACCCCTACAATAGCTAAAATAATTAAAATTAGCCTCCCTATGAGGATTTTATGTCGTTTTAGGTAAAACAATACCTTGAAAGTCCAAAGGCTCATTATAGACCCCTTTCTTGCATTTCTTGTGAAAACATTTCTAGTGCTTGTGTTTTCTCTGCATCGAACCGTTCAATAAGATTTTCACGCAACCAATCTGGATTACTCTCATAATTCCATGGATGCAATTTGCGTTGTTCATAAACACCATTGATTAAATCCCAGTCAAATTTAATGTCATTCACATAAGACAAGTTCCAATCAGGCTCCCAACCCGGAACATACTGCATAGCTTCCTTGAATAAATTAACAACTTCACCGGGTCCATATTGAACAGCAGCGGAGAATACAACGTCACGTAATGCTCGACTATGGATATTAACATCAAATAATTGATTGGATAATTCGCTACATGCCACATCATAATAAGCATATTTGATATAATCGTGCTGCATCGACATAAATCCATTAGGGTCCACAGTTCCTAGTTCTTGCCATTTACTAATGAATCCATCGGAATTGATAGGGCCTGCACTTTGAAGGGCTCGTGCATAGTCTTTGTAAAACCCTTCTGCTTGTCGCAATCCCCAACCAAGGAATGCATCCACGCTTCCGCAATTACTTGCTAATTGGTAAGCCCCATATGATACACCGCCACGGTCCCCCTCACCAGTTGATACAATAGCCGGGTCCCCATTACTTTCATATGCCGCACTTAATTTTCCTAGTTCCATTTGTTTTACTCCTTTTCTTTGTCATTGCTGCCCCCATTCATATATTGGGAACGCTTAACACCACCAGTAGCGCCAATATAACCACCTAATACCCCGACTATTACACTCGCCAAGTCTTTTTGCTCAAGATAAATGGTCATAATTAAGGCGGCTGCTAATGCAAGCAAGGTGATAGTGTCCTCATAATTGATTTTCATTTAATCGCCTCTTTTACAGATTTAATGAATGCTATTAATTGTTGAATTAATCCAATCGCACGCTTAAACCACCTCGATTCCACCAATTCCAGTTCAATCATATTTTCAACACAAGATGCTAACTCAATTACAATGGGAATGAGATACATTCCTGTGCTTAAAAACGTATCTAGCCGTCCTAAGAAAATAAATTCCACATCTGGTAATGTAAGCAAGATAAACGACAATACAAATAACCAAGGATAGGATTTTACTAATTTCTTTGTCATATCAGCTCGCAATTTATTACTAACTAAGAACCTATGCTTTTTACCATTAATTTCAACTGTTGACCAGCCTCGCCATAGTATGGCCAATATGGTATTAGCAACTGTACTAGGCCTATTCGTTGCGATATTAAAATTGCGCACCTCGACCAAGATGCGCAATATCGTGTCAACAAATACTAATATCAATGTGCAAAATATAGCTAATGATATTTGTACAAGTTCATGTTCATTTAATCCCACCATAATAGATGGCGATGGAGCGAAGATTTCAATCATATATTCCCTGTCCTTTCTATAATTAATCGGTTCATGCCATTTCCTAAAGAATCTCTACGACTTATCTGATTATCGATATTGAACGTAATTAAATCATCGTTATTAGAATTTCTATATGTTGTAATTGTGATTTCAATATCCTTAGAGGTTTGCATTGTTAAATCATGATATTTCTTAGATATCCCCTCGGTTAATATACGATATTTCCCTTTTGGTAAATACACATACCATCGATTGAATTTATCTACATTTCTAGATTCCCATTTCCATGTATTGAACCCTATTGGATCATATTGTACATATCCTCTATCTCCATTTGGTTTTAATACATTTAGCGGAGTTGAATTGTCTGATACACGTGCATAATAATCGTGTCCATAAAAATGGACACAGATGTAATTACCACCCGTGTCCTTAGAATTATCTGTTAAATTGTATGTTTGTATTTGCCCATTAGGCGTCTTGGTTTTGATAACTGCCATTATTCCACCCACAATTCTGCACCGTTTGCAAATAATAAATGTCCATTTAATTTGAATGTAGCAACTCGGCGCCATTCTAACGGAAATTCAGATGAATCATTATCAAACCGTATATACATGTCGTTTGAATTTGCGAAATATAGTTGACACCCTAATACACGATTATTATTAGAATTACTCCAAGGAATAGAAATACATGTGCCCCAACATTTTCTCCCACCAATCATAACCTCGTTAGCCTCACCAACTTTTAGTCCAGTAAATTTTGATGGAGATTTTACAAAATCGTCAGGGTTGTATTTAGGTCCACTAATAATATCTACAACTAAATTACCATTTATGGTATCCCCGCTTTTCTTTACATACGTTTTTTCGGCATCTTCTTTTAACATTAGTCCGCCAGTATTGGTACCGGATACATCGTCCTCAGTTAATACTTTAAAAGTTTTGTTTTTGTTCTTGTCGTAGTAGCCTAACGATGTGCCGAGAAATACGGTACGGTTATCACTCATGCCAAATTCCATACTATTGCCAGTAGACATCTTAACCGCATGATGTGCTGCGCCGTTTGTATCTGTTACTTGCACAGATGTATTATTGGGCATGATAATAGGGCCCTTCATCTTGCCGCCACTCAACCCTAAATAATCAAGGTTTTTCAATCGTTGCATATTGATTGAGTTTTCAAAATCGTAATTTGGGTCACCTACATAAATATCAACTTGGTGACGTTTGTTAGGCTTTTGAGTAAGCACAGAAAAATAGAACTTGCCATTGTAATACGCAATATCTTCAATTTCAGTTTCACGATTGATTTCAATAATCTGTTTAACCGTTCCAAATGGTGTGCATTCGACAAGACTTCCTAGTGTTGCGGACATGATTGCACCATTTAGCATGAATGCTCCGTTGTTATTCATATCTGGATAGATATAATCGACTTGATAAGTCTTGAGTTTTTTGAATTCATCATTGTATAGATTGATTGTTCGGACTCTTTGATTGCCAGCGATAGGGACAATGGAAACATAAGTCCTTGTAATTGGATCGTAGTCAATGTTAAATACTTTTTCTTGCAATGTAACAGTGTTTTCGATTGCCATAGTATCTGCATTAATAACCGTTATATTATTTCCGTTTTTTAGCCCATTTGCGAGGTAAATCTTATTAGTAAAGCGATTGTACGTCATGGTATTACAATGCCCTAGACGCTCAGAATCCGTGAATTTATAAGTACCTACTTTTTCAAAAGTGTCTGGATTGAGCTCATAAAGAATTTGATTAGTACCCTCACCATTGATACAAGCCAGTACAAATACATTCTTTTTGGAATTGTAAGTAAACCCTTGGCACTGATTTACTTCCGCATCATATGTAATGTTTTTCACGAATGCGATGTTGGATGCGCCTTTTAACATTGGCGTTTCTGTAGGATAATATGGCTTGATATTGGTATATACCCCCATATCCATTACAGAACCTACAGTATTAAAGGTTAAATGCTCAGTTAGTTTGTATTGTCCATTTGGGACTAATAAAATCTTATTGGCCAAATTATCATTAGCACGTTTAAATGCTGCCGTATCATCAGTTACACCATCGCCTACAGCGCCGAAGTCTTTAACCGATACGATACCGTTCAAAGAATTCTTAGATACAAATGTCGCTGCTGCCTCTGTTTTAGTTACAATACCTTTGCCACCCGGCACTGCAATTTCCTCGGCTTTCGATGCTGCTATTTCAGCACGCTTGGCCGCATCTTCTGCTTTCTTAGCATTGCCTACACTAGCAATTTGTTTATTATCAATGTCTGATTTAATCGTGTCTGCTTTAGATACTAAATCATTAATTTGTTTCTTATTCGATTCTGCCTGCGCAGCATATGCTTTCGTATTATCTGCAAGCACTTGGGTTTTCTCAAATGTATCAGCACTTTGGATAAGAGCTGTATTTGCAGTCGCTAATTTATCATCAACTGTTTGAGATAATGCATTAATATTATCATTAATGGCTGTTAGCTTAGTTGCATTGTCTTGTACTTCGCTTGCTTTACTCTCTGCAGTTAATGCAGCTGCAATTGCTTTTTTAGCCGCCTCTACAGAATTATCAACAATATCACGTGCAACTTGATTTGGATCTTCATCAGCACCTACACGAATTTGCAACGTACGATCTAATTGTTCTTTTAATTCTTGTAGAATCAAAATAACCTTATCGCTCATATTTTCAATATGGTTATACGGCCATTTATTAGCAAGTTCTGTTGTTTGTGAAATTGGTGTTTGTCTAAACAATATAACTTTGTAATCAGCCGATAATGGATCGCCAGTACTCGGATATGTCAACGTTTTATTTTTTGCATCATATGCAATATTTCCTGTTTGCTTAAATTGTTTACCATCACTATCTACTAGAATAATTGAAACGTCTTTAATGTCGTTAAAATCATATGGCCAAATAAAGACCTTATTCACTCCATCACATTGATATTGAACAACTGGATTGTTGACTTGTGGAATCACAATATCCCGCCTTTCTTTGTTGCATATAAAGAGGACTACCTAAAATAGGTAGTCCTTATTTTTATTGTTTCCTTTTCTTTTCTTTTTTTGTTTTTAATCTCTTGTCTAACAGAATCGACATGAATATATCTTCAATCTTAGCGTCCGTATCGGTTAAACCTGCACGCAATAACGTCCAAAATGCATCCGTTACAGTATCACTAAAACCTGTTATACGGTTAGAAACCTGACTGAGCGAACGGCCTACATCTACAAAGTCCTTATTGTCACTAGAAATGGCTTGTCCTGTATCCCATAATTTTTCAAAGATACTTAATCCCATTACGGTATTACCTTTATTGTATGGACGTTCTCCTAAAATAAATTTCATACCCATAGTGGCTATATCTCTTACTAATGGAATCCCCATAGTTCCTTGTTGTACAAATTCTTCGGCAAAAGACTTGGCGATAGATTCTGGATCATCATCGTCACCATTTGTCATGGCTTTGTAAATTGTCATACCAATTGCCTGTGATATGATCCCCCACCATAACACTCTTGCAAAAGGCATCCAATCCCCTTTATCTTTGCTTATATACCATGATTCAGCGATGATATTATACAAAGTATTAGCATACGAATAAAACGGAACAAATAATTGAACCCATTGATTCCGTGAACGTTGAATGGATGCTGCATCTTTAACATCACCACTTCCGAATATATCTCGTACTGCTCTGTCTCCTGCCTCAATTGCTTGTTGATTAATCCATTCAGTACTTACCCCTTCCTTAGATTGAAGTTCGGCAACCTTTTGATCATACGCAAATTTCCATACTGGTATGGATAATGCGAAGTCTGTTTCTGTGAGCAGTCGGAATCCCATGTTATTAATTTCATCACGGATTTCAGCACCTTTTTCAAACTTGTACCCGCCGATATTCTTATCATTAATGCGGAGCCCCTTTCCTTGGATGGTTAATCCCTTTTTAAGGTCTTTATCTAAAGTTTGAATACGTTCCCTCATGAATATGGATTGCTCCATAACAAAATCACGAGTATTATTGTAGGTTTCTGTACCATGACCATAGAACCCTACTCCTGCATGATTAACAGCACGAATTACATTGCCCGCACCAATACGATATACAGCAACAGGAATGTTTAAGGCATTTTGGATAGCAACTGATGCACGTCCAGCCATAATAGCCATTGTTGCATTATGTTTAAGGAACATTAAAATCTTACCAACATCATCCATCTTAGCCGCTTCATCCTTCCAATTATCACGAACCCAAGTTCGCAAGAATTGATAGGAATTCATTCCGAATTTCTCAACAATATAGTTTTGGAACTCTCTATTGGCTACTAATCTATTTACATCAGTCACAGCTTTACGCATAGTTATATGATTGATTGATTCGGTAATAGTCTTAGGAATAACGTCAAAATCAAGCAATAATGACTTATCTTTAACCACATCCAAACGGCTTTTAGTAGCACTCATGCCAGTTCCTAATATTGCATTACTACTAACCATAGTTTTTGCAATATCTTCGACTTCTTTGTCAGATATACTAGCATTAACTTTCGGATTATAAACAATCGGATAATACTGACCAATGATAGTTCTACCACCAATAGTGAATGTGATGCCTTCTTCCTTTTTCAATGGATTTCCATAAAGTTCCTCTTGAACTTTGCTGCGTTCAGCATAGAAAGAATTGATATGATCCCATGTTCTGATAATGAATTCCCAATCTTTATCAGTAAGGATTTCTTGAAAGGCTTTTTCCATTTCAACTTCAGTTACCTTGGCTGTCTCCATTGCACGTTGTCGGTTGCGTTCTGTACCCCAGTTTAATGCTAATGCAATGACCTGTTCTTTGGTTAGATTCCGTAATTCCCCAACATCATACATATGCTTATTCCGAATGTTGAATAATTCACGTTTACCATATACAGAGGATACATCTTTAGCTAATCGCCGCATGGATACTTCCTTGCGTTCATTAAATGCTTGTGTTGCACGGCTAATCGGATCATAAATGTATTTCACCGCATTAGGCCCTAATCGTCGTAAGAATGTTTCAACCTTGAGCAAAGATAAATTACCTTTATTAATAAGTCCTGCAACGGCTTCCAAACCAGTTTGATTATTTTGTGCATTAAATACATTCCCATTAACTTTGCCAAATGTATCGATTGCTTCCGTTAATATGCCATCTACTGCATCATCAAATGTAATCGATTCACCTTTATCATTAAGGATAGTCGAGCCTTCATAAGCATTGCGGCCATTCTTATACATACCTGTCATTAATTCTTCGAGTGTGTTCAATTGGCTTATTGTAAGATTTTTAAATGACATAGGTGTTTTGCCATAGAACAATTGAACAATCCATGGGTCAAGGAATGTAATGCTTTGGTCACCTAGAATATCCGCATCAGGATCCAATGCATTAATTACCGCATTCATATTAAAGCCGTCTACTGGTTCTAGTCCGTCATACTTGGTAAGTCCCATTTGATACGCCATGTGAGTATAGAAGTATCGCATGTTAGGCTCAATAGCAATCGGATTTTTAGGACGTGTCATTCTGTTGAGATTATCAAGCAGTTTTGTTCGTAACTTCTTAATGCGAAGTGCATTGTCAAACGCAACACGAGCTCGAGCTTGATTTAGAAGTTGTAATTGTTTAGCTTGTAGTGCCTCTTCCAGTTTATTGACTGCCAATGCCCTATCAGCACGCTTACCTTCACGAATGGCTTGGTTTTGATATTTCTTATATTGAATGGCTTGAGATAAGGTCAAATCGCCTAATTCCTGTCTAGCACGGTTCATATAATCACTTATCACACCTACGCCACTATCACGAATAGCACGTACATTATTAATGCGTTCTTGTAATTGTGCCTTTAGCCTTTCAATACGATCTTGTGCAGAATCAAGTTCTTTTGATACAGCGCCTAATTCTTTAGCTACCTTTTTGTTATCATCAACAATTTGTTTTTCGATTGGTTCTAACTCAGATTCAAGCGTTTCTGAATTAGGGTCAAGTCGATTTAACTTATCGAGTAGTTCCCAGTTTTTAGCAAGGTCACGATTGGTTTGTGACTTAATGATTTTAGCTTCCTCTTCAGTCAATTTCATTTGACCGTCTGAAGATAATAGCCATTCCTCAGCGATTTCAATATTAGATTTACCAATATGGTTATCCTCTATGTATGTCTGCTCAGCAGATTCCATAGCTTGATTAACAGCTTCATTAAATGTAAACCCTGTTTGCTCACGTTCAGCAGCTTCTAATTCTTTTAGCGTGCTGTATCGAGTATTGGCTAATGCATTTTTACCGAACGCATTATAACGTTGATGGTCTTTATAGATTGGGTATTGTTCCATTAAACGCTTTTCAATATCAGCTTGAATAGAATCTTTTTCATCATTCCATTCTTTGATTGGGCGGCTTTCTAATTCTTTCATAAAACGCTTCATGACACGTTCTTTTGCCATTTCCCCGACATCGGCAATATGGCCTTGAACCTTTGCTTGTTCGGCTTCATCGAGCTGTTTAAATAACTTACTAGATTCAAATTGTTCAAGTGCCTGTTCTTTTATGTAGGCATCAATATCTTCTTGGGTAGCGATCATGCGCGCCATAATGTCTTGGATTTCCTTAGGTGGCAATCCGCCTAGTCGTGTCACCGCACGATAGATACGGGTTAGCCACTTTGAGAACATTCGGAATACACGTTGCAATCCTTTAGTAGGTGCTTTACCTTCACGTAAATAGGCTTCCCATCCACGAGCAAACCTTTCATGTGCTTTCGTATTATCAGCGCCTTGCGCATCATCCCATTCAGACCACTCTTTCAACTTGTTCCAATCCGTTACAAGTTGCTCTGGAGCGTTTTCCATTTCTGCTAGGTTCTTAATATCATCAAAGAACACATGTCCCATTTCATGGAGGAATGTGGAACGGTCAGCCGTTTTGAAGATTTGAATAAGGCGGTCGGTAGGACTATTAATTGTCGTCATACCGTTGATAGATTGATTGTATTTTTCTATGACTTTAATTGCCTTGTCATCGAATACTACATAACATCGTCCATCTTGTTCACCATCATAGTATATGCCTTTTATACCGATACTATTTAAAAATTCACTAGCCTTTTTAGCATTTTTCACGTTATGAAGATTAAAATGTTCATCATTACCAAGTGCGTGAGATAAAAACGAATACAACTGTTTGCCATCAATATTTGTTTTCTCTAATGCATCATATACATCAGTCTTAACATTCGAGATAGCTTTATCTTCACGTTCTTGTTCTAACTGTTTTTCTTTTTCGTATTGTGGATACAGATCATATCTAAACTTTTTATACACCTCTTCCAATAAATCTTCATTGCCAGCTATGGTATTAATATCTTCATCTATGCCTACTGATTTCAAAAATTTATCAATATTTCTTTTTTGAATTTTCTTAATGTTATTTATTGATTTATTTTTATTATGAAGTTCAGATATTATGTATCCTACATCCATAAAGCGTGTGTATTTATTTGTCCATTCATCCCCAATAATAGAACCTTTATGATATTTAATTAATAAGCTTGTAAAACGCTCTAATTGTTCTTCTGACATTTTATGTAATCCGTTTTTCAAGCTATCTCTTACATATCGACTATATCCAGAAATAGGGTATTGCTCTGGCAATAACTCTGTTTCATTTGGTATTTCAACTTTAAACAAACTGCTTTTGTTAGAACTTTGTGCTTTACTCAATACATCTTTATATAGCTTAGATACTTTTTTGTCTTTAGCAAAATACAAACCCCAGCCATGTGCTTGATTTCCCTCGCCAGTACCAATAGCACCTAAATCAAATTCATCAAAGTCGTGTGGTGATCCATGCCATGCGGCTTGATAATATTGATAATTATGTTGTTTGCGTAGCTTGTCTAAATCATTTTCGTTTGGTATACTATTGTTAATAATAAACTGTTTAGTAACCGGTTGGGCCATTTGTTGCCTGCTACCCGTTACTAGGCGGTTTATTTTTTTTGTATTCGCATATAACAAGTTGCCATTTGCGATTTGTTGATTATACCAATTAATATTACGTCTTGGAGTAATGGTTTTAATTTTATTTATATTTGTTCCATTAGCAGTTTTAGTAAATGTAACGACAACTTGGATATTCTCACCGCTTGCATTTATATTTGGATTGCCGTTTTTAGCATACATATCTAATACAAGGATTGCTTCATCAGGAACTGCTTTTTGTGAACGGCCATTATAATTCTTAAATACAGCTACTGGATTAGCTATTTTTTTAGGCAATAATTTAATGTCATCAATTGATATTTGATTGGCGTGTTTCCCAGTAATTACTTTATGAATTATGCTCGGATCAATCATGACAGCGCCATCGAATCCTAACATTTGTAATACAAGTGGAGAATCCATTATTTGAACAGTTCGATTAATTTGTTTTCCGCCCAATTGATCCTCAACAACTTGGCCCCAATTCTTTATAGCTGTTTCTATTTTTTGCTGCATTTGTAATGGTTGTGCATACCCATTATTATATGCACCGCCGTTCATTTGTACACGAACAGTATTGAAATAATCCATGGCCGTATAGTTACCACGTCCTGCACGTCGCATAATATCAGCCATAATATCAGCATGTTGCGCCATGAGTAAGGCATTAGCTTCCGCCGTATCACGTTGTTTACGGTCTACTGTTTCATCGCTCATTATGGATTTTAAAGACTGATACACTTCATATCCGGATTTTGATAATTGCATGCGTAAGGCGATGTCATTATCTGCAAGTTCAAATAGCTTATCTCGCATGGATTCTAGCGATTCAATCTGTTTGAGTGTATGCTCCATGTCAGCATAATGGGCACCGGCTTGATTAAGTGCTTCCGGATTATCTGATAATGCACCTTGCGTACGAGCAAGGCTAGATTGATACGCCATTCGTCTACGTTCTGCATTAGAACGTGGTGGTTTATTTTCACCTAACCATGTAGGGGTTACACCGCTAGTACGTGCGGTTTCTAAATCTGCATCCATAGCATCAAAATCACTTGTATATTGTTCTCGGTATTGCTCGGTTAATTCCTTGTACACATTGTTAAATGTTTGTTTAATGTGTGTCGGATCCGCAAGAACTATATCAAGCATTTCTTTATCTACATCGGATGTTTCATCAAAGTAGGAACGAATAATATCATTCTTAACACGCTCTGCACGTTTTTCAGTATCATCCTTAACAAGGTCTTTCATAGCATGGACTTCTTCTTTGGCACGTTCAAGTGTTTTCATAGAAAGACCACCACGTGTAAAGTAAGAGGATTCTTCCAACGCTTTAACTGTTTCTTCCGATAAGCCACCGCTTAATTGAGCATAGGACCCGATAGGTATTTCGATTGGAGCATCGGCGGTAATTGCCTTGGATACTTCCTCTTGAGTAGTAAGTCCTGCATCTACCATATTACGGATAGCCGCTTGACCTTCTGCAGTTTCAGCCATTTCATTAACATTTACATATGCAGTAGACACACCTATATTATCGCCCTGAGCTTGTACGATTTTACCGTAGAGTTCAGGGTTTTCTTTTGCCAAATTGTTAGCGGCAGCATCGTTTTTAAGGTTTTGCATGATAACATGTCCATTACGATTTTGTTCTTCCATAACAGCCATGTGCTGTTCTTCCGGCGATAGCTTTTGAAAATCTTTAAAGGCTTTCATTGTGCGGGCACCACTAATGCCACCACCAATTACACCAAAACCAACAACGGCAGGTAGTGCTTGCCACATGGCCTCACCGGCACCTACGAACATATCACCTACAGAATATGGACCCTCTTGATCATTCGATTTACGCCATAAGTTATGCTGTAATTTTTCGTTGACGTCTTGTAACCCTTCTTCAAATAACTCTGGAGCACCCGCCTTAATAGAACTCTTGGCCACCTGTGCAGCAGTAACACCAATACCACGATTAAATGTCTCAGCTGCATTACTAGTTCCTCTTGAAACTGCATTGGCAAGTGCGGACTTAGGAGCGATTTTAGTTGCTGCTTTACCAATAGCACGAGTGGCCACAAATTCAATCCCCGCATCAACTGCAGCGAACGACATAGCATATTTTTTTGCTTCATCATCCGAATATACTCTATTTCCGTTTTGGTCACGTTTACCAATCAATTCAAGATACTTATTACCGAATGACATTTGGTACATCTGTTCTGCCATACCGATTTGAGAACCTGTGCTTAGTCCTACAAGGCCATTGGCAATTGCCGCAGGTACAGCACCTACACCACCAACAGCTGACCCGGCTACTGCACCAGTTGCCATGCCTAATGCCATGCCTTCGGCTGCTCTATCAGAACCTTTTATGGCGTGTACAGCCATCATATAACCCTGTGCAGCAGTTTCTCCAATAACAGATTCTAATATATTACTACCGTCAGATTGTCTGTATTTAGATAGGTTTTCGTCTAACCGATTAATTTCGGCTGTTAATTCAGCAATCTTGTTAGGGTCGTTTTCTTGGGACAATTTATACCCGGCTTGGGCACGTAAGATTTGGTCATTCATAGACCAAACATTCTGTTGCACCGCATCAAATACGCCGTGAGTATTATTAATGGATTCAAGATTACGTAATGCAGTAATTGCTTCAGCAGAACTTTTATAATTTATGGTATTAAGTTCCGGATACATATCACGGATCTCTTGAATTGTTTTTCCTCTATCCATTTGTGCAGCGGCCAATTCAGCACGTCTGATACCTTCTTGGCCACTTGCCATAATTAAATCCGGATTTATACCTAGCTTTTCACCACTATCAATAGCGGACCGGCTCCAATCTTCTTTATTCCATAGATAGATTTGTTCAGCACGATGCATGGCCGGTTGTAATATTTCGCTAGCTTTATTTACAAAGTTTTCACTTTGCTCAGGCGTTACATCTGTTTGTGCCAATGCATTTAAGCTATTAGTATCTACTGTAGCTTGTGACGGATCCTTATGTAACCAATTATTAAATCCACTGGCGGCATTACTTATGGCTTTGCCATACGAATTGTCCGTGGTTTCTTGTTGCACAGCACCTTCAAATGGCGTATGTGCATTAGACTGAATGCCAAAAGTACCATTCGTCGCTTGTTCAGGTGTAATTTTATAGTTACCCATTATTGACCTAACCTTTCTGCCAATTCTTCCGGTGTAATTGTATGTGTATCTCCGCTACTATCTTTATAAACATAATAAGGTTGTCCATCATCGCCTGTAGTATTGTATAGCCCATACATACCGTTAGCAGCCAATTGAGCATTTGTATATTTAACAGCAGAACCTTTACCGCCAAAGAAATTTGCCATTTTCCCCGCCCCCCAGAACTCACCTGTTTTAGTGGATGCAATTGCCTGTTGTGCTACTTCCTCTGCGCCCCATTGTGCCATTTGAGCCGGTGACGGATCGTATCCGTTCTTTTCTCTAAACTCCTGAACCTTTGGATATACAGCAGCAGATACTCCTTGCCATTCAACACCATCAATCTTCCTACCGGCTAGGCTTTCTATGCTACTTTTCATACCTTTCATATTAGGAGAGTATTTGCCGGTACCATTAGCGTACTCATCAAATTCCTTATTAATTTGCGATAATTGTTGAGGATTAAAATATACGCCCATTTGACCGATAAAATCATTTAGGTCATCAATGCTTTTAAATTGACCGTTAGCAATAGCTGTTTTCACGCCTAGTACATTTACCTCTTTAGCCTGTGATGCTTTTGCTGCCGCTTTATTAACTGCTATTTGCGCTTGATTCAATTGACCTTGCATAGCTCTTGCATATTCAGGATGAGTAGCAGCATAATCTTGTCGAATCTTTAACGCCGTTATATCGGTTCCGCCGTTTTTAGCATCAGCAGCAACCATTTGTTCTACCTCGGCTTTTTGGTTTTCCAAGGCCACAGCACGGCTATGTGCAATTTGTTGCAATTGAGTAGCTACATTACGTTGAATCATTTCTTTACGTTGTTGAGCCTGCGCGGGAGTTTCTGCTTGGGCCTGCCCATTAAATAGACGTGATTTAACTTCTTGTATATATTGGCGAACACTGGGCTCATCACCATTTCCTTGTGGTGCATCCCATGAATAATGATTACCATCACTATCGATGGCATCCGGTGCGCCATCTTTCCAACGTTGCCCGTTCACAGGTCCTGCATACCATGCAGCAAAGGCCCCTTCAACACCATATTTTTGTGCATACTCACCTAATTTGAATGCGGCAACTTTCTTTTGTGCTTCCGGGTCAGACATATCGGCCCCCGGAATACCTGCTTGTTCGCTCCATTCAGGCCAATTACTTGGTAAAATTTGGAATAAACCATAAGCACCTGTCCGACCATTAACAGCGCTAGCATCACCGCCGCTTTCCTGTCCCATTACAGCCGCTTTTAAATTTTCGACAGTTGCCTCACCAGTACTACCCGCAACTTTACCAAATCCACTTTCAAACAATTTATTGGTAACTTTATTCAAAAGGTCTGGATCATACGGGTCAAATTCACCAATGACATCACGAATCGTCTTTTCGTTGCCGGTTGCCAATACCATACTTGCTTTTCGTACTTTTTGCCGATATCCCATGATTTCCTTTTCGTCAATCAATCCGGATTCGGCGACGGCATTAATCATCTTATTTGCACCGTCTAAATCATCATCAGAGATTTTCTTTTCAATCATGGTAACTGCAGTATCTTGCTGTGCCTTTTTAACTTGAAGATTAATCGTATTATCGTCATATCCAAGATTAGCAAGTTGAGCATGAACGCTACCGCTTATTTGTTGCATAGTTTGTCCAAATGAATCAGGATTGCTGTTTACAACGCCGTTATTAGCAATGTTTTGAATGTTCATATTCAACGCCTTCATAGCACTATCCTCATATTGGCCACGAACATATCGATTAATTGTATTAATTGTATTTATTCTGTCGTTATCAACAACTTTGTTAAATGCATTAATCGAATCGGTCATTTTAAAACCATATTTTCTTATGATTTCATTTCGTTTAACAGATTCAATCTCGCTGTAATCAGTAGGAATATTTAATGCATTTTCTCCTTTACGGTTCATAAGACCATTGTCAGGGTCATACATAGCTTGATTCATGGCTTCTGTATATTCATTAGCTGCATTCACTACGTCTACCAATTCTTTTTGCTTTTGGATTTGTAGCATAGTTGAGCCTAAATCGCCAATCGCTTTACCAAGGCTTGATAATCCTTGCTGATTACCACCATATGCCATTTCATTTCCGGCAGCTTGTGTACCGCCTTGAATTGTATTTAATTTTTGGGTTGGATCATAATTAACAAATTTCATATCCTACCTCATTTTGTAATCACGTTTAACAGTCACTACCGGACCCCTATCTGTATATCCTACAGGGTCACCACCATATGTGGTCTTCATCTTTGAACCTGCATACTGCTGTTTAAGACTATACATAGATGATGCAGCACCAAGAATACTACCTACCATTGCCAAATTACCTTGACGTCGTGCATTTTTAGCAGAAGCACGTGCGGCGTTAGCCTCATTCTGATAGTTCATGCCGTTCAGATATTCGTTATAAATAGCATTATTCTTGTTTTGTTCCCAGTTATATACATCTTTATTGTATTCATCATAACTACTAGCCATTAACTGTAATGGAGACCCTGCCATTTGCAATCCGCCTGCCCCAGCCTCGGCGGCATTCGTTCCGGCTACAAGACGCATACGATTATCCATTTTGTCCCGCTCTTGTAATTGTTGCATGGCAATTTGTTCTTGCTTCCTATCAGATATTCGCTTATTAGCTTCTGCCGCTTGCGCCTGTGCGTTATACATCGAAACTTGCGCTTTGGTTTGTTGATTTTGCGCAATCATCCCTATGCCGGTGCTGACTGCGGTTAAGATTGCCGCTGCGGGTAAGCACATATGAAATCCTCCTTCTTGAGAGTAAATAATTCTAAATCACCAACTTTTACAGTTGGATGAATCACGGCCCCAATCGATTCGAGCCATCGTTTTGTTTTAATGTTTGTAGTATGAACATAATTGAATAGCCATTCACGAGTTTCTAACCATTCAGCGATAACTTGATTGCTTAACTTGATAAAGCGCATCTGCCACCGCATATCGTTTTCTAATACCTTGTTACCAAGAAAATATATCCCATACATTCCGTTAACCGGTTCTTTTGCAATCCCATATACGCAAATAGCCACATCGTCTTCAACAACGACATGGCTATCATAATCAGATTTACAAATCTCGGAACAGAAATCCTTGAAGGGGTATAAATGATTCACCTCTTGGACTTCTATGGTATCTATCGCCCTTAGGTTGACTTCTAGGTCATGAATTAATTTATCTCTCCGTGTAGGCTCAATTTCATCAATTTTATAATCCCGGAACATCCTTTAATCCTCCCCCAATTTCAACTATGCGAGTTATTGATAATAAATTAAATGGGAATGGATCACTATGCTGAATGCATATCGATGTATCAGTTGAATAATTTGTTCCCATTTTAGGTAGAATTACAGGTTTATCACCTGTGAATAATTCATTCGGTGGTAATGTAATATCATCCATCCGTTCAAATGTATGGCCAACTTTACCGCCAAACGATTTATAAACTCGCAATACCACTCTTGATACGGTAGCAATACGACCTTGTAATGTTCCATCTTGCATTTGCATTTCTACAGACGGAATACGAATTTTAGAGGTAAATGGTAACCCGATTTTGATATTGCTACCACTGACGTTTAATGGCAATAAGCCATCATCTGGCACAATTACATCCGGTTGTTGCTTACCATCAATTACAACTTGCACAGTTTGACCACTCAAATGAGGAATGTTAATACTATCAATTGCATTACTCGACTTAAATTCGACATAGCAATCAAGGAATACATTCACATCATCAGAATACAGTGGCACCATACGCTCGATACATTTAACTTTTTTCCCTTGCAATGTGCGTTCAACAAGAGTATACAAGCTATCCTGTTCACCCTCAGACACGGATTCACAGTATAGATATTTACCATTGGTAACAAAATGTGACCATCCGTACACCTTTTGCTCTGGTATATAGGTTAAGCAATTAATTTCTCCATCATTTCTGATGTAGTAGATAATACTATCTGGATCTTGCGCATACGCACTGGTGATAGTTAAATATCCTCTAACACGTGTCTTAACAAATAACGTAAGGTCTTGCCCTGTATAATTATCGGATTCATAGCTATACCCCATATCACGAACAGTGCCGCCACGTTCCTGTACAAATACGCAACGGTTACCTATGAACTGTGGTTCACACGATAAGGCCCCTCGTTGGGTTTGTGTTTTTAAATTGCAATTGGTAGGAGTAATCGTTTTATCGCCGCTTACAATCCATTCATTACCGCTTGTAAGAATGATTAGATCATTAGCCGGTACTAGATGACGAATCTCATACATCTTGCGGTTAATCACCGGAAAGGTAATCGAGCTATCATCTGTGATAGTGCCTTCCACCTTTTCAACGCCAAAGTTTGGATAGTCACCAGTGCGACTCATCCAAATATAGTTAGGATTCTTATTGGTAGCGGCCACTACAAAACGGTCTTGATAGAATGTACATAATTTGGGATAGCCATTACTTCTGCCCCAACTCCCCATCTTCCATTTTGAAGTAGCTTCATTTTCAACAATACCATTTAAGATATTGACCTTCATGGTTTTAGCATCTACAAATTCTTTCAATTCAATTATGCCCCATGTAGTATATGGAAGAATTGACAAATCAACATTACATTCACCGCTACTAATATCTGATTGAATGCGTAGCTTTGCATTTGGTTCAATTTTTCCGGCGTCCGTTACGTTGTAATCATTTTTACTGGAATATGTACGATAATCTTTCCATGTCGCACCATCATTTGTAGTAATTTGTATCTTAACAGTGCCAGTCCATGTTCCGTGTGTTGTAAACTTCCACGACAAATCTTGGTCTGTGGAGTAGGATTCTACATTGTAATTGATATTATTGTATTCATTCCATTTATGAACTCCACTAAAATGTGTGCGTTTTTCTTTTTTTTCAACAACTGTACCAGTACTTTTAGTATGAACAGCAGAAACAAAATACCCAAGTTGCATTACCATGCCCACCATATCGGCGTTAAACATGTTCGTACTAGATTGTACTGTATCACTGGTCACTGTCACCGTAGCCTTTACATCAGTATTAATATTGTCATACGGTTGTTCCGTTAATTTGTATGCTTCAAGTCGCCAATCCGTATCACTATATCGTGATAGCGTTTGAATAGGGTACTTTCCACTACAGATGAACATTACATCGCCTGACTGGATGCAATTCAAATCAAACAAGATATCGCTAGTGAAAGGAGTCGTAACTTCAATACCGGTATAAATTCCGTAGTTCCACACACGAATATATTTGTCGCCAAATTCGAGCATGAATGAATTATTAGTGTTTGTAGTAAATTCAAATAGTCGTGTTGGCTTATCGCTATATTTGACTTGCCCTACATATTGGCTGCCTTGACGTTTTGCAACGGCCCCATATGGGCGAATAACCACATTCTCCGCTTCCAATAAAGCACTTTTGTATTGCTCCAAGTCAAAGCGACTTGAAACATCCGGTGATACCTCACCAGTTGTAAATGCTAGCTGTGATATGTATATCGGATTACTCATTACCTACCAACCCCTCGCTTTCACATAGCTAGATATATAAACTGTATCTTGTTTACGTTCCTTTGCGTTCATTCCTTTTGCTTCTTGAACCGCCGCTTGATACAGTTTATACGCTTGGTCAAATAATCCCCTATCACCAGTAAGTGGCATAGCCAACGCACTAGCCAATTTACATTGCAACATGTACAAGGATATAGAATCCCAAACATCTAAATCAGTCACGTCATATATATAATCAATAAATGCTAGTGGTACATCACTCACTATGCATTTTTTGTTATTTCCAATATTAAATATGTTATATTCCGGTTGCGATTCAGCATGAAAGCGATCGCCTTGTGGAATAACACCTAATATCCGAATGCATTGTTCCGGATACGCATATACATAATTCCACCCATTAATTTTATGAGCAGATAGTACCAATCTTTCATTTTTACGAGCAAAATTCCATTCGAACTGCCGTAATACCAACTGTCTAGTTGGGTCATATTGCATACGACATTGGCGTCCTTGCTCTGTTTCTTCTTCAAATGAGTAAAGCAACCCTGCATTAATTAATGCAAGTGCTTGATTACAGATGTCAGTAGGTGTCATATTTCCCCCTATATGGTAATAGAGGGATGCATAAGCACCCCTCATATTGTCACTTATTCTTCCGTAGCATCGGTTTTCTTTTTGCTTGTTTTCTTAGGCTTTTCGTTGCCAGTATTTTCATCTGGTGGATTTTTGTCACCCGGCTCTGTTTCAGGAGGCTGGGTGACATTTTCCGGTTCTTTATCTTTAGACTTAGGTTTTGGGTTAAAGATTTTTTCTACTTCATCTTCATTACCAGAGAAAAGTTGTTTAAAATAATCAGGCTCAAATTCCTTAATTTCTTCTTCAGAGAAATTAATAGTTTCACCTTCTTGAATTAATCCACGGTTACCATGGTACATCGTTACGTTAGCTGTAAAAATCATAGTTTCACCTCTTATTTCAAATTTACACCATCTGTTAAGAACGATGTAATGGTAGCGGCAGTCATATTATTCGCATTAATACGAATGAACTTTTTCGCACCTGCAGGAAGTCGACCTTTGTATTCTGTGCCAGCCTTAGCGTTTTGTGGCAATGTAATAGCTGTTAACAATGCGGCATCAGCCATATTTTCCTTATCAGATGTGTACACATTAAATAAAGGTGTACCTGTAACATCTTTATCTAAACGAATATACAACCATAAGGCAACGGCAGCATCACCACCGTTACCATTCATCACCACGTCAGAATTGGTGTTTGCAGTAATTTCTTTTTTCCAGAAAAATGTATTTTGTTCATCAATAATCATTGAATTATGTTCCTTTCTTTACGCAATAACACGAGATTCAGTGCTTAACAATGCATCAATTTTGCGAACTGGTACACCGTTTGCACGAGTAACGAGTTTACCCATTTCCATATCTTCAGTGATAGTGGAACCATGTTTTGTATTCTTTTGCAAACGTAAGAATGTACGCAATGTACGGTTCATATACCAAACTGGACGAACACCACCAAGGTTAGGGATACGTTCTTCCGCTTCAATCATTAAGTTGATAAGATCTGCACCGGCTTTAGCATCATTTGTCAATTTCGTAACATCAATATTGGCAATACGAACAACGTTTCTCCAGTCCCGTACAGTCAAACCAACATCATGTTTGAAGTGAGTGCGATATGCTTCAAACATAGAACCATCATCCTTAGTAACAGTAACAACACCTTTATCTTCTTGGTGTAAACCTGCTGCAGAACCTTCAGGATAAATGCCATGAACGGATAAAGGACCCCAACCAACAAGCCAAATAGACGCCAAGTTACCTGTGCCACCTGCATCAAGAATGTTTTCTGCACTTGCTGCCTTCTTAATATCAAGAGTATTGAATCGAGGAGCCAAGCCAATGAATTTTTCTGGCGTGTTTTCATCGCCATAGAAAATCGTACGGCATAATTCCTGACCCATAGATTCAACAAATGCTTTATCTTCAGTTGCACGGAAGGATGCTTTATCTTTGGATTTATCAACAAGCGCTTTATCAGTTTGCGAATATGCTTCAAGCATACCGCAATTGTCTGTAATTTGACGTGTGGAGGATTTAGACGCTTGAACACCGCCATATAATTTACGCCATGTAACATCTGGTAAACCAGTACGTACAGTTGTTACAAAGCTAGATCCTTGGTTGCATTCGACCATCGTCATATCTTGAATGATTTCTGTCGATTGGTCTAATTGCTCAATAATTTGAGCAACATTACCATTTGGATCCATTCGTTTTTGCAAATCTAAAAGTGTTAAATTTTGAGTTCCAATTGTAGCCATTAATTATTTACCTCATTTCTTAATACATAGATGGATACATTTTTCGTTTTGCTGTTTCTTCATCAGAATTACCGGTTCCAGCTTGTCTTGTACCTTTCCCCGGGTCTTCCTGAACCATTTCACCAACTGCCGCAAATACCTTAATCATGTTGATGTTATTATCGATATGACTATTAACAAGTAATTGACGTAATTCCGGTACCGCTTTAGTTAGTACTTCGATGCCTTTGCCTGCGAGGGCTACAGTTTCATCGAATTTACCGCCTAATTCCTTTTTGGCGTTTTCGTAATCCGCTTGTTGCTTTTCAACAATCGCTTGCTCTTGCTGCTCTTGATAAGCAGTTAAGATGTTCTGTGCGTACTGACTACCGAACTTGGCTAGCTCAACAGCCTGTTCCTGTGTAGCACCGACTTGGTTAAGCAGTTTGCTAAAATCAGCAGATACAGTTTCATCAAGTTCAGTACCTTCAGGGAATACATCCTTGAAATCATAAACCGTTGGTTCAGCAGGTGGCGTATTATCACCGCCTAGTACAGATGGATTACTACCTTCACCATCTGGTTTAGCAGGTGGTTCAGTAGGTGGCGTAGGATTATTTTGGTCCGGATTCGCGCCCGGTTCATTGCCAGTCATGCTATTGTTAGCTCCCATATTTTCTTCAGCCATTTTGTTTCTCCTTTTCGACTAAATTATTAAAATATTCTTGTTGCCCAATATATTCGAGCTGCGCTTGGTGGTACTGCTTAACGCCATCGATGCCTAATTTGTTTAGGTCACCATGGAATAACAGTCCCACCTTGCGTTTTCCTTCGTTGAAATATGTCTCACTGTTGCCAGTGAATGATTGCTTCAATATGCCCGAGCGATCCATCAGGCGACAAAAAAACCACCTACCTAGCTCTGTGCTAAGTACGTGGTTAAGCGCTTGCATATCTCGCTCTTGCATATAATCTTTAATTGTTTTCATCTAAACACCGTCCATTCCTAGCCACTGCTGTAATGCAGGATTGCCATCGTTGGCGGCGTCTGTTGCTTGTTTTGCTGCTCCAGCCAGTTGAGGTGCTAATTGTGCGGCTTGAATAAGCTGCTGTTGTTGTTCCTGTTCAGCTTGTGCCTGTGCTTGTTGCGCTAGGATTTCTTGATATTCGTCATCGGAGCGAATAATCTTAGCTGGTACACCTAGGTTCACACCATATGTATTGGCGGCCTCTTCAAAGTTAAACTTGTTAACAATATTCGGATTAGCCTGTGCCAAGGACATGATGAACGCAAAATACTGTTCGATATTTACCAATGAACTCATCTTTTGCGCCTGAGCAAGTGGTGAGATATATTCAATCTTCACTTCTTGTCCGTTTAATTGGTCTAGGATTTCCTCATCATCAACAGGTGGAAATACACCGGCACGATCTAGTACCGAATACACACGTTCAATGATTGGATTCAAGAACTCAGATAACAGCCGTTCAACCACAGGGCCTAATTGTTGGAGTTTTTCTTGAGTACGTTCCATAACTTCACGAGCCGTCATCTGGCCCTTGTCGATTTGGTCTAACATCAAGAATAAATCCGCACTATAGGCTCTTTTGATTGAATCCTCTGTAACTGTAATCTTATTTTGAATATCCTGTAAATTAGACTGTACAGCGAACATTGGCTCAACTTTATGTTGCCCCTCAATCTCTGTAATGCCACCCGGATATAAGTTAACCGTACTAATGACATCAGATGGTGCTTGCATAGGAGGTTTAACACCTAACTCAACGGCTGTCAAATAATCAAATTCCAACTTCTGCAGCATTTGAGAATCTGGTTGAGCAAACCATGCGGCCCCTTTACCGTAACCATTCAAGTCCATTGACGTATGTCGAGCGATAGGAATTGGCCATTCTTCAAAACCGCCATGATACAAAACTTCATCGCTATTGCTACCTTCAACCCAATAAATGGACGAGTATGGCATATTGCGACGTCCTAACTTATCCTTACGGTCTTTGTTAGGCTCAACCAACCAATTGACTGTGAATGATTGTTGCAAGCTATTTCCGTTATCGTAAATATTCTTTATGTTATCTGGGCAATTATCATACCCGAACTGTTCGACAATCTGATCTACTGTCATTTTGTATTTACGGCCAAAGATATTTACGATTTCCTTGCTATTTGTGCTAATAGCATAGGTACCTATCGGATACGATGTGAAACGAACACCAGATTCACTATCAGCAAATATCCCCATTGGAGCTTGCCCAATAGGCAATTCCATGTAGATTTGATGGACTACGCTGTAGAAATTGGATTTAGCAAGAACCGCATACAAGATTTCCTCTCGTTCATCCAACAGCTCAGCAACTTGGCTATTTGCTGCTACGTCAATATTTTCCATGGTTAATTTAAACCATTTACGGCTTGGAGGCGTTAAGCCGCTCATAACACCACTGGCGAATATTTGGCAACTTTCCCAAGCTACAGGATTTAGAATTTTACCATTGTAAGGTTCTGATTGGTCGTCTTCACCATCAAATTGACCAATAAACGGCAACTGATAGTCACGCAACTGCTTCCACTTATTAATGTATCGTTGCTGCGCATTAAATAGTTGAGAGAATTTCTTTCTCAACTTCGTATAATCACGCTTAACAGGCTTTACACCTTCCGTAGGTTGTCTAGCTAGTAAAGATTCCATTTCCGCCATGCTAGCCTCCTAAAATTGATTTTTGACCACTTCCAGTTGGTCCTAAAATAGTAGATTCAAAGCCACGTTTGAATTTTCGTTTAGTTTCTGCCATTTCCTCACCAGTCTGATTGCTCATATTCGCTTGAACAGTCGGAGCCGGAGCAGGTGGTGTATAGTTAGCAGATGCACCTTTCATACACATCTTTATCCCTCGCTTTCTACAATTAAAAAGGATTGTAACTCGTATTAGCTACAATCCTATTGCCTGTTTCGCTTTTTTTAACGACCCGCGCAGCAAAGGTCAAGGCGAGAGCGTCACCCTTATTTGGAGACGGCAACCCTCGGTCTTTCATATCTTTTTTACTTTCCAGTTGAATGTGTCCGTTTTTATCGATAATAGCCTCTGGACCTACAATGTCATCATATAGGGCTTGGTCATTCGGTGGAATAGAACCACCCTCACGGAGCCATTCTTTCATTTGTCCCCACATGTAAGCCCTCATATTAAGATATACAGGGTCATTACTCTTACCGCCAAACTCAATCAATCGCCATTTCCGCCCTAATTGTTTACCAATGGAATATATCCCTGTGCCGTAACCCATATCAATGAATACGGCATCAGCTTTATATTCATCCTCGAACTGAGCGATGAGTTGAGCCATGCGCCAGTCATCGTCATTCTTAGGAATAGATGCAAGCGACTTCATATAGTAGCCTTGCCGCATGACTATTTCTAAAGAGTCTGAACCAGTCCACGCAGGATCCACGCCAATGATTACAGGTAGATGTTCAAATTGTCCTAGCTTATAGACTTGCTTTTGTGCCTTGTCAGCAATTTCCGTAGAGATAAACTGCAAATCTGATGCGGAAGGGAATACACCACGCACACGTACTTTGAAGAAGTCGGAATCCTCACCATAAGCCTCTAACCATTCTTCAATCTTAGCTTTGTTAGATATCTTAACGGTTCTACTATCAATCTGATATGTATTCCAGAATTTTCTGTACTTTCTAAAACATTCACGGAACCGTCCGCTATTACGAGTAGGATTACCAAATGCACACCAAATGATTTCAGTGTTAGCATCTGTAAGAGCCCCTTCAGTTACTTCCCAAATGACATCATCAATAGCAGAGGCTTCATCAAATAGAACCAATATCCGATTACCTTGATTATGTAGACCAGCGAATGATTCAGGGGAATTCTTACTCCAAGGAATGGCATCGATACGCCATGTCTTTTCATAATCTTTATCGCTACTGAATATAGCTGTGGCTGTGTAGGTAAACAAATCCTTAGCAATGAACATATTGTGCCATTTGCTAAGTTCTGGCCATGTTTTAGTTCTGAGCTGACCTTCTGTATTAGCAGTCACTACACCACGAGTATTCTCATGAGTAGATATTGCAAAATGAATAAGCCATGATATCAGTGCTGATTTGCCGATACCATGGCCAGATGCTACCGCCTCTTGAATAGCGGTTTGTAAGTCCTTACCTTTCTTTAATTGTTCGCCGATGTCTTTTAAGATTTGTATTTGCCATTCATCAGGCCCTTCCATATCTTCCAATGGCGTCCCCGGCTCTCCCCACGGATAGGCAAAATATACAAACGCTAACGGATCATGTGTAAGAGCGCCTAATGCCTCAAACAACTCGTCATGTTTTTCCATTAGCTCTCTCCCGTGCAGCTTTCAACTTATCCATAGCAGACACCGTAAGCTCACCTTTGACATCGATATTTTTAGTATCCCTCCATTTTTCAGGATTGCGGTTCTTCAACCAGAATATTTGAGCTGTAACATCTGGGGGCTGTTGTTTCTTTACAACTTTAACGAGTTTCCCATTCTCGTATGTTTTCTCTTCATATTCGTAACCTATAGCACGTTTATGCAATGCATTTTCAACTTCAAGGTCAATAACTTCTTTCCCTCTTTTAAGGGACTGCAGAAACTGCGGGGAACTCTTTTTCCAATCATATAAAGTTCTAATCGAAATACCTATATTTTTTGCTATTTGCTCATCAGTAAGGCCATCACGAGCCCAACCTTCTGCACGCAATAAATTATCAGGGTCAGTCAACCAGTTTTTTCTATTTACTCGCAATGGATCATCACCTCACTTTAATGTATTACCGCCCTTGCGAATCATCTTCCCATTTTTCCTTACACATAATCCGCATGAATTTCTACTAGCACTTGAATGCGTAATATAGGATTGACATAGGCCATCATAAAATATTTCATTGGCCGTGCATATTCCATTTTTATTATTCAAGCATTTGTGCTTGATGCAGTGTATTTGTGTCATAATTTTCTGTAACAAAAAAGGCACATCAATTAAGATGCGCCTTTTTGCGTTTGGTACTCTAAATGCTTAGGAGATGAACTCATGTTCTTCCACTTACAATATATCATAGATATAGGGGGTTTAAAAGGTCGGAATTAGCCGATTTAAGCCGATTTAAAGCGGAGTTTATAACCTAATTCAATAAGAGCCAAATTCTTATATTCTTTTCCTTGAGATTCACCATAACCAACAAATGCGTAAGCCCCTTTAGCAGACATACCATTGATATATTGTTGCATGAGGATAATAGATCCAACTGTATTGGTTAACGAATCTATCATATGACAAGCATCATCACGTTTGGTAAGTAGTTCATGGATTTGACGTTTGTACCTCATTTCCATATCAAGTAGCCGGTTAATATCATCTTCAATACCAGATGGTTCACCCCCATCTACTCGTTCTTTACCATAATTTACAGCCCGTAATGACGTGATATCGTTTTTAATGCGTTGGATATTACGCTTTAACGATTTAATCCGTAATGCTGCTTTACTTGCCTCATGCAGGTACTCATATGCTAGTTCACGATATTCCTTTTTACTAAGTTCTACCATAGGCCCACCACACAAACAATATTTAAAACAAACAGGATGATACATATTACCATATCCCGTATTTGTGATCTAATTATTTTCTGCAATTGCATTCTATATGCATCAGAAACCATAAAATGTTTTAATGCAGCAGCTTCACGACAAGAGTAATAGGACATTTCAAAAATAACCACAAAATAAATCGCCAATAGAATGTTAATAATAACCATTTCATTCATGGGTATCACCTTCTGACTTCATACAAGCTTTCAATGTATCAGATATTGCATCTTGTTTTATTTCATCTTGCACGGTATCCCACATTAATTTATTTCTGTTTTCATATATACAGAAATACTCAGTTAAAACATGATGTTT